GGAACATAGCCGCTGCCGATGCTCACGGTATTTTTCGAAGGCGTCCAGAGTTGATTGAGGTAAACGAAAGGCCGCCTTGTCGTCGAAAACGTGCAAGCCCCGGCTGCATTGAAGATGTTTAGCCCGGTGCCCGGCTGCGGCGCCACACCACTGGCGAAGATGACAATATCTATCGTGCCGGTCGTCGGAGCGTCATCGTTGGTGGATGGAGGGCTGAAGAACCTGACCGTGTTGCCATCGAAATCGACGGTGTTACCGCTATTGCAGCGCCCAAAGACAATATATTTGGACTTGTCGTACCCCGCTATCGTGGGAGCTGCCCAGCCGCCTGTGGGGACATTGACGGTCCCCTTCCAGATACACTGCCCTGAATGCGTGGCATTGGTTATTGAGGTGAAGTCAGTGCTGTTGCTGATTAGCAGCCCCACCCCACTACGCTGGCCTGACGGAAATATCTGCCAGAGACTTCCGGGGAACGTGTACGTACTTTCACGCTCACTGATGCTTACATCCTTCATCGTTGAGTTCTGCGTCACGCGTCCACCGGATACTGGTGACCGAAGCCCCAGCAGTAACGACACGCGCCACGACGATACTGAGAGAGTTGGTTAGCATCGAAGGTGGCAAGCTGCCACATCTGTCCGCTCAAGCGCTTCGAGGCGTTTCTCTTCGAACTCCACCATATCGCGCCATTGGTACTGGTGACCGAAGCCCCAGCAGTAACGACACGCGCCACGACGATACTGAGAGAGTTGGTTAGCATCGAAGGTGGCAAGCTGCCACATCTGCGCGAGGACTTCATCGGCACTGCCAAGCGTGCGCGCAATGGAGGCTTTTTGTTGCTGCGCAATAGCCTGCGCAACGTTAGGATTCGCTATAAGCTGACGACCGTAGTTTGGGTCACTATAACCAGCACGTGCAGCGGCGGCTGTGGCGTTATTGTCCTTCAGATATTCAGCAATGAAGCGCTTTACCTTCGAACTGAGCTTTATATCCACCAGCTCATCTGCGCTTTTATCTTTCTGCGCAGTGCGCGCTATCTTTCGCGCGTAAATTTTTGTATTTTGCGCAGTAGCTTTCTTGATATAGCGGCGAGCAGTTACATAATTAAGGTTATGTGCCTCGCACCATTCCTTAGGGGATATGCCAGTAGCAGCGTGATCAGACAGGAACCGCTTCTGCAGCTCGCCCCAGTCCGGCTTAGCCATTGTCACCTCTAAATTGAATGAATTTTAAACGTCACTCATAGCTTCATTATTTGAAGCAATGAAGTATTTTTCTCAAAAAAATCTTGAAATGAGGATTTAAGCTCATGACATATGTATAGCTACGATGACGTAGAGAGAATCAAAACCAATCTCGAATGGATTGTACATCAATCATCTGCTGCTACTCAGTTGCCAAACAGGCACGACCAAAAAGCCATATACAAAATTCTTGAACTCATCCAAACCTACGAATTACTTCTTGATTTAATAAAGGATTTTGGCGTATCAGTAATAGATGCCGAACTCGCAGAAGGCCTCTCCATTACAGAGACATTCATAGCCAAAGTGAAACGGAGTGATAGTGCGATGTGAGAGCGTTTTTCAGCAAGCTCATTGTCAAGAGCTAAGTGTTTGTTAGCTTCAAACTGCTAACATGCAGTTTGAAGCTAGAGAGTATCAATTACCGTAAAGGCGATTGAAAAGCGCATTTTTCAAAGCACCAGAATCAATCGGATCCAGGTTTAGCCAGGTCAATGTCTCACGATTTTTTTCTGCATTAAAATCAGAAAAAACGCCATGGATTTCACGATTATCAGGTGAGTAAAGAACAGCGATATTTTGTTCAGGACAGCTATGAGGTTTACATCCAGACAGAGCAATATACTTTTTCCCTGCAACTGTAACTTCGGTTGATGGTGTGCTCGTGCCGCCACTCTTTACCCATGCGGGTAGCTTGTTTTTGCTGATTAGCTCGGAGTAGCTCTTAGAGGTGCTTTTTGCACTAGCGAAGTCAGAAAGATACTGCCCCTCGTCGGCAAGAGCACCGAAAGAAACAAAAGCCATAACAGCGATAATCATTTTACCTTTCATGTTAATCCTCATTCCATAAAGACATCTCAACTCTATACTTTAGCAGCTGCTATGTCAGCCCTATAGTTAGCCAGACTATTCGAAATTACTTCATATCCCAAATGATTACCTAAGGATTATCCTAATCTTTACCGCTTGTGCTTGTTGAATACTGACTGTTTGCCAGGCTATTAAGGACTCTGATGCGGAGAATGCCAACTCCGGAGAACATCAATAAAAAGAGCAACGAAACTGAGACTCCTGTAGCCCTCCCTGAGAGGGCTTTTTTTTTGAAAAAAAAGCCAGCTCGGACAGAACTGGCTGGGTCTAGCAGTAATAAAATAGCACTTCACACTCAGCTCGACGTTTAATCTATTCCTTTAGTTCTGCATTCAGATGCCGGGTGCCTCCCGGTGAATTTGCCACAGTCTACAAATCCGCAAACGTTACGTGCAACAGCGACTGCTTGCCCCGCCGCAGAGGGGGATTCAGCCAAATAGCAAAAGTATCGATTCACCTGTGTAATACGAATTTAGTACAAAACTTTAGTTTTATGCAATCTATGACTAAATTATTAAAATCGCGACAAAACTATCACGCAAGTTATTAATCCCCCATTAAAAATCACGCACTAAAACATTTCTTCTTATGCCCGATACTTATCTGACGCTTTGCTTTAAAGTCCAAGGCTCCTTGTAATGATGGCCATTTGGTCTACCTTCCGAATTGCAGGATTTCATTTCGGAAGGGACTTTTTTTCCTTTCCCGCCTTGATAAATACTCATTGTTTTCTAGACTCTTACACAGACTTTGCTATGTCAGGTAAAGTCGTCGTTCAGGACTACCCGTGTGCTCAAGGATGAGCCACCCTGATTTGTTCAAGCTTTTCCCTGCCATTTAATTATCTCCCCCCAAAGAATTGTCCATTTGTATTATGGAGTCCTCAATATTTGCTACGGTTAAAGTCCAGAGGAGAGACTGTGTCCGAACCTCAGGGATGAGGCTCAATTTTTCCCGCAATTTGCTTTCCATGCTTTGTTATGCGCCAGGATGTCTTTCTTCGTCTGGCGGTCCAGAACGTCGATGTCTTGATCCGTCAGGAAGATTGGCTTCACCCAATCACAACCGGTATCAACCACCACCGGGACGCTTCCATTCGTTACGCAGCTCGCGATCAACATCGTCGCCAGGCATATGATTAACAGTCTGCTGTACATTGCTGGCCTCTTTCGTTGTTTCTACCCTGCGTTCGGCTGCTGCGATCATTGCCGCTGCGTTATCTTCGGTTCGCTGCTGGTCGGCTTTGGCTTCTGCTTTGCTGGTGCCGCGAAAATGGCCCAGGCCAAAAGCGCCGGCGATAGCGGAAATGACCAGTGCGGCCAGCCCGATTATTGTCTCGATACCCACACTCACCTCATACCAGAACTGATTTCGCCAGGTTAAACAACGCACGGCGTTTTTCCAGCCCGTTGCGGCCGCCATTGATTAATAGTGTCACGCGCTCAACGTCGCCGGAATGAAGAAGGCAACCGCGGGAGGCATAGAACCATGCGGCTGAGCGCGCGGCGTATTCATCCTCTTCAAGCAGTTCCGGGTGGGTTACAAGGTCCAGTTTCAACGCCTGGCCACAACTGCGATAGTTACTCAGACCAGTAACCTGTTTCAGCCCGCGACCGCGATATTTCCATCCATCACCGGCAACCTGATTGCCCAGGTGTTCTTTTCCCCACTCACCACCGTATACCAGATTAGCGATCGCTTTCTGGTTTGCCGGTTGCGTTGCCGTTCTGCCAAGTGCAGCGGCTTGCTGTGATGTGATGCGGTGGCTGCCGAACGTCGGCACCAAGTTTTCTGCCGCATAATTAAGATTTTCCACCACACAGGTAAATCTGGAGCTTTCATGCCCCATCTGGGCAATAAACATCGCCTGATCAAGCGGTGTGGTTATGCCGTATTCCTTCATAGCGGCGTCGATATGCGGAAACCAGCGCGCAGCTAACCCGGCGCTGATACCAGCCGCCTTCTGAAATTGTGTTTGATTCATTAGTGCCTCAGATGATCAACCAGACGTGCAACATTGCCTTTGACGGCCACCAGCACGGAAAGGAATATGATGTTTGCCGCAATGGTGGCCCATGATGAATGCGGGTAAATCCCACACAGGTACGCCAGCGGTACAGCGCTGTAGGTGACGGTAATCAGCCAGGCTAAACGCGAAATCCATGGCCGATGCCGCGAATCTCCACGGCGATAAAACATCAGAGTAATCACAACTCCGGCGCAGAGCAGCGCGTTGATAGTTGCTGTTGGGTCATTTAGTACCACCCGAACCTCCCCGGCGCGTTATCAGCGCCACCAGCGAGCCGATGTCCTGCTTGTTCAGGAACGTAAGGATTTGGACGGCTAACGCAGAAGCTATTACGGCACCGATAGCATCCAGAGGCTTCTCGGTGTACCCCGTCCAGGATGTGAGTTTTGAACCCAACAGCCCCGAACAAAGAATGCCGACGATATACGACACGAAGAAGTATGCCAGGCGACGTAACACACTCAGGTCAGCCGCTGTCGCTATGTAAAATACGGCGCCCGCAAATGCACCAAAAACAACACCGTAGTCAGTTCCGGTCAATAGACCGTAGACACTGGCTCCAGTCAAAGTTAAACCGGCCAGCCCCGTGCCGGAAAATGGATCGGACATCGGCCCCCCTCATATTGCTGTGAATCCTCTCAGTAAATTTGAGGGGAAATAAAAAAGGCCACCCTGAGGCAGCCTGTGTTCTTCAAATTATGTTCATAAAGGTGGGGATATGGGGCCTTCCAGAACGACCGCTTCACCGTTATGGCAAAGATCGTAGCCACGAGTTAGATGCCAGACGCCTCTGATTATTTTTCCTGTAACCATATCTTCAGTTTTACCGTGCGAAAAGTAGGCGATCTGGACACAGTCATTGTGTCTAATCCAATAATATCCCTCTTTCATAATTCACCTCTTAAATTGTTTCATTTAGAAGTGTATATGACGATTCAGAACCTGGTGGTCGACAAAACGTTTTTTTGAGGATGTGGCGCCGGGTGCCTCCCGGTGACTTATCTCTGGTCGTCAAAGTCGCGTGCATACCTGCACATAGCAGTTAACCAGACGCCCCATCGCTTAGATGGGATTCACCACATTCAAAACTAAAACAAGAAACATTCATCTGGTCAATGGATGATTAATAAATGAAAAAAAAGCCTGCTCGGAAAAGCAGGCATAAATAGCTAAGTTGGCAATAACTGAGGGAGTGGTGCCGGGTGCCTCCCGGTGGAAATGATCACAGCATTCATTTCCGCGCGCTGGTTGGACACTCTGGAGAAATGTCCTGCTGAATCGCCCCTCCGCTTAGGGGGATCCACCACAAAAATGCTTTCAGAAACATCCATTACTCAGGATGCTTAAAAAGCATATGTGCAGTATGAAGAATCTGCCACGTAATCAGATGAATATATTCATTTAAATGGTACAGGCAGAAGGCCTTCAATCACCTCTGCCTCTCCGTTGTGGCAAATGTCCTCTCTCTGCGTCAGATGCCAGACACCAGTTATCAACTGGCCCGTTTCAAGGTCATCGGTTACACCATCGGTGTAGTAGGCTACCTGAATTCTGCCGTTGTGCTGTAGCTAGTAGAAACCCTCTTCCATTTTCCCACCAGCATGGCTGGGAAATTAGAAGTTACTACGGGGTTGTATGGTTTTAGAAATTCTTAAATCTCTATTAAGCAAAAAGCCCCACGGGGTTAACCGCAGGGCTTTAAACGAAGGCAATAACCCATCGTTAGAGCAAAATTACCACAGATTCGGGAAAAGTAAATAG